TCAATATTTACGGCGCCCTCTACAATGCCTATTCTTGGGTTATTTGTCATCGCTACGTTGTCAAGAATGGAGCGCAATATTGCTGTCGCCGCGTCTTGGTCGTCCAGAACTATTTCGGCCAATGACCGTCCATAGAAAGCGTGAGGCTCTGGGTCAATTTCAAATTTTGCAAACGGCAATTCATCGCATGGCTCATAGTCCAGCATTTCGTAATTAGTTCCACCACATGTGATCTTGTGAAGCACGGGAATGCCAGTGCCGTCCACATCAATCCGCATATACGCTTCAGTAACCGTAACCATCTTCATTGCAGGATCTTGCTCATCTTCGTCCGACGTATTCATATCATAGCCGCGACGTTCAAATATTTCAGTTTCGCTCATCTCAGAGCCGCTTTCGAGGCTGTTTAGGTTGAGGACAATCTCTGGCTCAAACCCCATTGCAATCAAATCGCCAGCGCGCACGTCTGTGCGGTGTGCCGCCACATAGGCATCTTTTAAGCTGCGCGCCTCACGATTTACAAAAAATTCTTCTGGGGGGACGCTCTCAAAGCAAAGCTCACCATTTTCCTTTTGGCGGCTTAGCTTTACGCTATGTGATGGCATTTCTGCTTCCATGCCCATTTCGTCTAAGGCAATGGTCATTTCCATGCTGTGTTCAATTACAGTCACGCTGTCGTCGTCGACCAAGTAGGTATATTCGTCGTCTGTAAGGTCTGTGTATGTGTAAATTTCTGCTTCCGGGTAAGACATCCAATATGCCTTTACGATGCCCTGTTTTTTAACTAGCGCGTCTTGGAAAACATCGTTCATTACGCCGTACCCGTTTAGGCGTGTAAATTCATGGTGCATGAACTCAGTCGCTTGCTCAGCGTTGCCGACATCTTCTGGCCCGCGAGGCACATACTCAACTGGCTTAGACGTGCTTAAAAAAATTCGCATTAAACTTGGCTTTACCGCCCGCACAGTATCCCTAACCTTAGTGGCCACAACCTTGCTTCGGCCATCTTCGTAGCCCAAATCAACTTCGCCGTCGTAATAGCGCTGGGCCTTGATCCGCTCTTCGCTTATTTCGCTTTCCACAAAGTCTACTGCGCCTGTTATCGCGTCTTGAACAATGCTTTCAACTTCTCTGCGTGTTTTTGGTTTAATTTCCATTATTCAATCCTATTCGCTTGCAATTGCTGGGGCGATTGTCATCAATCCAACTTGCGTCAACATATCTGTTAAGCGCTGAAGCTTGGTTTTATCTTGTAGGTTTGATGCCTCTTTCAAAAGCTGGGCGACCACTGCGTCACGTTCTGGCCCTTGCAGCGTAAGTATTTCTCCGATTTCCTTGCGGATGTTCCCGGTGCCGTACATGATTTCATCCATAATCTTATTAACCGGCACAGCCGCAATGGCACTGAGCCTTTTAGGGACCGAAGGGGCTGCAAGGCTGTCGGCTTCGCGGAGGTCGCGCAAGCTATCCGCCGCCTCTTTGCGGAAGCCAGTTTGTGATCCCGCTAAAACGTCAGATGAGGTCTTGGCAAACTCTTTTTCGGCCAAAAGTCTCTTAGTGATAGCTGCGGCGTCGTCTTCACCGACCAGCATTCTCAACTTTTCGGCATTCCATGTTTTGGCAAATTCGCCCCAAGCAGCGGCGGCGTCGTTGCGAGATGTTCCCATCAACGCGCCTATGTAGTCTCTGGAACCCTTCTTAAAGGCAGCCTGCTCCATGTCCGTCATGTTTGCAAGTTTTGCTTCCAATGCGCGAGGCGAAATTGCTGATGACTTGCCGCCGGTAAAGGCTTTTTCGCCGTCCTCAACCGCCCTCTGGATGGCGGACGCTTCAGAATAACCTGACCGCGCCGCCGCGTAAGTCGGCAATTCATCTAAACGGTCATCAATCTTATGCAAAAAGGGTTTTAAATTTAAGCCGACGTTTCCACCTTCCTTAAATATAACGTCACTAAGAGAAGATCTGACGTTATGGAGTTTTTCGGCGCTTACTACGCCACCAGCACCTAAATCTTTTAACAAAGCATTCATTTGCTTTCGGACGTTCTTCGAGGCGTTCTTGCCATAAAGGACCAATGCGCTCCTTAGTGTGCTAACGTCAAAGGTTTTGTCGCTCTGTGTCGCCGCTTCGTAAAGTGGGCCTAATACCCCTGATTTTATCTCTTGCTGCGCTAAAGTTTCCTCAAAGCCAACATTCGGCTTGTCTATACGCTGCGTAAACACGTCTTCAACGCGCTGCCCAGCTTCCTCGCCGCGCCTAGATATTTCGCGCGTTAATACCTCTTGACCTTCGCCCGGTATTGTGGCCAGACCTTGGGCCATTGTGCGGGGGCGACCCGGTATGTCGGCCAACATGGCTTCTGGGCCTAGGCTATCTAAATATGATTGAATTTCTTGGCCAGTTGCCTGCGGCCCGTCTAGCTGTCGAGCTACCCTCCGCGACGCTGGCCCTCCAAAGCGGTCAACGCCTCTTTGTGATAGGTTCTGCAAGCCACGCGCAGTAGCGCCAGCGACCCGCCCAGCGACAGGAGCAACCGCGCCGAGTGTAGCGCCTAGACCAGTGACCAACGGGTCAACCTCTGACATCCTTGAGGTAAAACCGTCCTCACCGCCAGCAAACTGTGGCAGGGCTGTTGTGGCCCCGCCAACGGTAGCTGATGTAGCTATCTGGCCTAAAACTGGCAACTTTGACCCAGCCTTAAATGCCGCTCCGCCCGGCAAAACCATGCCTGTAACAGCTCCAGCGGTTTGGCCCTTGGAATACTGATCTGGGGCGACGGTCTGCAACGCCTTGTCAATTTGGCGTTGTAGATCACGATACTTTGCGTAAGCAGCCTTTGCGCCTTCTACGTCTCCCGATTTTAAAAGCTCATTGGCAAAATTGTACGCGCCACGCGCTTCGTCGTTTAAGTTCATCATCGCGCCGGCGGTAAAGCCGCCGTATGTAGCGCGAGTTTCCAAAGCAGCCTGCTCGGCTGGCTTTTGTTTCTCTCGGGCGCGGTCCAAGGTAGCCTGCTCACCGGCGCTAATTGTGCCGTTTGCCTCTAACACTTCTAAAACCTTGATGGCTTGAAGTATTTGAGAGGCGCTGGCCGATGTTATCGTCTCTGCCATGATTGGCCCCTTAATCGTTTATATCTAATAGTTTTTTCGCTTCTTCTACGCTCATGCTGGCTTGGTCTGGCACGGTCAATGTATTAAAATTTGCAAACGGATCTGGGCGGTTATTTAGCGCGGCAAACGCTTCAACCTTTGTTAATTCTTTATTTCGAAGTCTCTGCACAATTTCAGAACCCATTGCGTCATATTCCGCAAGTCCTCGCATAGTTGCTAATATAATTAGGTTGCCGCCGGGTGAGTTAAGCAAGCGAGGAAGCGACTGTTTAAATAGCTCAAGATCAGCATCAGACATCACCCCAGAACCCGGGGGGCGCTGCGCAGGAACTAAGGCATTGATTATCGCTGCTGCGGCTTGGATTTCGTCCAAACCTTCAGTCTGAATACCTAAATTACCCGCGATCTGCTTAGCATTCGCAGTCATGCCCGTTTCTATGTTGCCAAGTATTCTCTCAAGCCGGCCAATTTGGTTTAGGCTTCTCTTTGCAGAAGACCCAATATTGTCGATATCTGCTAATTTTTTTGCATCAAGTTTGCCAAACTCTTTTTCAAATGCTTCCATACCCTCTCCGCCAATAATTGTGTTAGACGCGCCGGCTTTGGCCAGTTGGGTCTTATATTCAAGGAAGGTTCCAGAGAAGCCGTCCTTCACGGCCTGTTGGTATTCTTTTATTCCTGATGTCCTTCCGTCCTTCGGCACGGAAAGCAACTGCGAAGCTGCCTCGCTTGGGGAAATCATGCCGCGCTCAACCATTTCGGCCAAATCTTCCCGGCCTCTGGTGCGCAACATCTCAAGGGTTCTGTTCTTGTTGCCAGCCGCAACATTAGATGCGCCTTGCTGGCGTATTGCGTCACCCATACGCATTTCGGGCAAAATCAGAGCATCCAAACTCGCCGCGAGGTTTTGCATTGGGTTTAATCCAGTAGAAGTATTCTGTCGCGTTGCCGCGTCATACATTCCAAGCAAGCCGCCGCGCTTTGGCTCCTCCTCTTTAATCCCAAGGTTTTTCCTCAAGAAATCAAGTTCGTTTCCTTGCATCGGCCCGTTGGATGCCTGCATAATTGGTGGTAATAATGCCATTATACTCCCCTATCCCCCGCTTTTATTTTTCTGTGCGCCGTAAACATTAGCGCCAAGCTGTAGATAATTAAACAAGCCGGGGTTCATGCTGGTATTCTGGCCATATGTGTTGGCGACGCCAGATGTGGAGTCGGACATAATTCCGTAACCCTGCGCCGGCGCGCCAGTATATCCAGCGTATTGGCCTTTAGCGGCGTCTATCAACGATTGCATCATCATCCGCTGCTGCTGCCCTTGCTGCATTTGCTGATTTTGGATTGATTGGCCGTATCCAAAGGATTGCTGACCCATGCCAGCCAATTGACCAGCGGCGCCAAGTTGGTTGCTTATATCATTTTGAGAAGCGCCCAAAGCCGTGTTGAAGCCCTGAGATCTTAAACGTGCGGATTGGTCTAGAGCTTGCTGATTAAAACCTTTGGCAGCTTCAGCCGTGGCTACGCCGTGGCGTGACCCGCCGAAAGCGTTTGCTGCGGTTGCTTGGGCGTCTAGCTGGTTAATGCCCATATTAGAAGCGTTGGCCACATCCCTCATTGAAGCTTGAACAACTTGATCTTCGTATGGGTTTGCATAGGCACCCATTCCCGAAGCAGCGTTACCATAAAGCCCTTGGCCGACACGGTTCATCGCCGCCGTTTGGGCGCCTGCTGCTTGTTGGTAAGGGTTAACTCCACCGGGCATAACTGTCTGTTGAGGGTTTGCTCCGCCAGCCATAATAATCTCCTATTTTCCGCCGCTAGACGACTTGCTCATCTCAAGAGCAACTGGTTGTTGTGATGGAGCGCGCGACCCCATTTGTCCCGTCATTGGGTCTACGCTAAAACTTTCAAGGTAATCAAATTTACCCGGGGCATAAGTTTGGAGTGCGTCACGCGCCTCGCCAAACATAGGTGCAGAGGAATAACCTTGGACGCCGCCCGCAAAGGTTGTTGGCTCTGGCATGTAGGAAGCGCCGCCGGTGGTAGGCATGCCGAACGCGCCGGCCATCATGTCTGTCCCTTGGTAAGCCGCTTGCTCCATTGGAGACATAGACGCAATATCTGGGCCGAAGTAGGGGACGTAGCCCATCCCGGCCAAGTCTCGACCCATTCCAATTTTCTGCTGTTCAGCGGTTTCCGCAAACTTTGGAGCGATCTTCGAGACGTCTGTGCTGCCACCTTTGGCCATTTTATAAATCCTTTGCAAACTGGGTGTGGATAACTTTCCACCCCAGTGGGTTTAATGGTTTCTTCCATCCTACACGACCTGTCATGGTTGCGCCAGTACAGCCTTGTTTCTTAGCCCAACTTCCAACGTCGCTGTCCATATCTAAAATTTGATCCAATTCGCCACCGGCAAGAAAAATATTAATAACCTTTTTTTTAGGATATACCACAATTTCAGTGACTATGCACCCCTTCGGCGCTGGCCACAATTGCATCGCACCGCTTGCTATGCCGTTTGCAATGTCATCCCAAGTATGTGTGCCATCACAATAAGAAAGAGCGCCCTTTATCCAAGACTTGCAGCGGTCAAGCTCGTTAGCCATTTACCAAGCCCCTCCAGTTTGCGAAGTTCTTTTCCATATATTCGCAGAACCATTATATGCACCGTTGCAAATATATATGTAATTAGCATCCCAGCTAATCAGGCCAGACTTATCTCCAGAAGATCCAACACTGCTTGAAGGCACAGCATTTTTTAAAACTATCTCTGCAAATAAATTATTACGGCTTACAACTGGATAACCGTCCACCTCACTCCATAATTGTATTCCATTTTCAGATGGGTTGTCGCTTGAAGTTTTTGTAAACAAACGCGGCAATTGGCGAGACAGGTAGCTTGAAAGCTGCCTGCCCCATTGCGCCCAATCAGGGCCGAGGGGTGGGAGAACCGGGGCTGACATTATCTTTTACCCATAGGTTTTACTTCTATTCGCATAGTTCCAAGCCTCCAAGCGGCAAGCACATCTCCGTCAATCCTCATAGAAAATTGCCTTCCAGTAAATCTTACAGACGTAGGGTTTGTAGGGTCAAATGGCCCAAAAGTGCGTTCAGCTCCTTGAGGGTACAAGCGGCTTTTAAAAGTCAACTTTACATCGCCTTGGGTAATTTCGTCTGGAATTACTTTAGTTACGCTGACAATGTTATCACCAGCGCCAGCGCTAATCGGGCCAGTTTCTGCGAATGCATCGGCGCCGTCCATGTTAAACCCGACCTCATGCTCAATTAGATCAACGTCAGCGTTTGTCATAAACGGGTACTTAAACACCCCGCGCTGCACTCCAGATGTTCTATCTAAATTTCCGATTAGCCAATGCTGCTCTTTGTAATCGAACGCGACGTAACGATCTATTTCTAAGCTGTTAGTTGACGGATAAAACCACCATATTTCGCCGTATTGACCATTTGAAAATGCCCAAATCTTTGACTGTTGTGCTGGGTTCATATCCCCAAAAACGTAGTCGTGGACTTCGCAGGGGATTTCTTGAACAGAGTTTCCATTAAATGTGTAAAACCCACGCTGGCCCATCCAAAACACACCGGCGTCAACGTCAGCGGCGCAGCGCCTTGAAATAGCCCCGCAAGATGTGCCAACTCGCTCAAATGCGTAAACATAAGGCGGACCTTGGTAGCGCGCAGTGTGCGCGTCTACATCAGTTAAAATAAGAGTTTGCCCCTTTGTCCTGATGGCCATCATTATTTGGCCAGAGGTTTGCAGCTCAATGTCACCAGCCTCATTGCTTGCCGCCGCCGTCCAGAGTGTATTGTTTTCTCTGTCACACCAAGAAATTTTTCGAGGATTGCCGCCAGATCCTAGCGCAAAAATAAAACGCTCCTCAGTAACAATTAAACTTGAATTGGCTACTGGGGCATTTGATATAGCGGCCGCATCAGAGTTTACGTTTAGCTGCCATTCTAGAAGCCTCCCGTCGGAGCTGTCACATCCGACAAGGTATTCCCCCCAATTGTCTAAGCTCCAAGTTGTAGCCTCTGAGTAATTCCCATAATCAGGTCTAGGCTGGCCATAATACCCTGTCCCGTAAAAGCCAAAACCATAACCAGTTTCGACTTGGGCGTTCGACCTTCCGTTGGCAAGGTTCGACGGCGCAACGTCTGACACAGTATTTGAACCTGTCATTACTTTAAGCTCAGTATGAGAACCGCCGGCTACATAGGCTGTCCCGTTGTTTGCTTCCCAACTGTGCATCCCGCGAATTGGGTTTGAGCTGAAGTTTGCTTTTCTTTCCTGCCAGCCACCGATAGGACGGAGCGAACCATCGCGCCAACGGACAAGGCTGCCCTCTCTCCATCTGCCCGACGAATCGTATTCTGTGCCGTTTCTATAAAAACCAGCGGGAATTTTGAGTGGAATAAGTGCCATTATAACTTATCCTTAAACTGGGCTTTTCGGCCACGTTACATGGTGTGGAAATCCCGGTTGCTTAGGAATATCTTTAAGATAGGATCGGTACTCTTTCCATTCCTTCTTTTTTTCTGACGGCATTTCCTCCCACCTCACTGGGTTGAGGGCAATGGGATCAAATATTTGCTCCAATAGATCGTTCCTATCTAACCTTACATTGACAGACGCTATCTCATATAATTCTGCGTCTGTCGGGCGCACATAATCTTCCACATCGTTATTAGCCATCATTTCGGAATGAAGTTTCTTATTATCTATAGCTCCGCTCCCATCCAATGGGTCAAGGGTATAGGGTATCCAGCCAAAATCAGCGTGATTAATTTCGCAGTCAATTCTATTGAGATCCACATATTTTGCGTTTCTATAGCTCATTAAGAGATCCTTAAAAATAAACACATGCGAGTATTGAAACCGCCAAAGCCCACTTGCATAACCCCCATAGCCCGCCAAGTGCCAGCGGGCTGCGTGCCAGACCCCGGGAAAATTCCGTTACCAATAGAGCGAGCAATACCACTAAAAATAAGTGCTGAACCAGCAATATCTTGGCCTTGGTTAATGTAATCATTTATTCCAGTAGCAGTCCGAGCAAGCCAAGCATAAGTTCCGACTGCACCGATTGCGGTGGGTTGCGAATAGGTTGGAGCCAAAGCTAAAACAGCGGCTTTTACTTTGGCCGGGGAGACTATTGCCTCAGTCGTGCTAGTTCCAGCTTGCCAATTAGATGTGGCTAAACCGCTTGTAGCTGTAGGCGTATTTGAAAGGTCTGCATAACTGCCACTGCTTGCTACCGTCGCTAGGCCCAGAGTTGTCCTAGCGGCGGCGGCGTTTGCGTCGTCAAGCAAGGTTCCAGCAAAGGCCGTTCCGCCTGTCAACAAATTTAATTCTGCTGCTGAAGTGGTTACACCCGTAAGTATATTTAGTTGGGCCGTTGAGGATGTGAGGCCATCAAGCTTGGCGATTTCCGCCGCCGTAACAGGTCCGACCAGAGTGTCAATCGAGTCAAGAGCGGTGTTAATTGTTGCGCCCCAACTGTCTTCAGACCCCCCAATAGTCGGTTTAGCCCAGCCTTGGTATGTTGTGTTCGCCATTTATTCTTCCGTCCATATAGTTGTGGCCTTGCCAGCCCCGGTCCATGTATCCGAAGCAATAGGCTCTGGCTCCCACAGGAACCTTGCTTTTGCGGTCACTATAGCAGAAAATGCTAAAGATGCACTAGTATGTTGTATTCGGTTTAATATTGCAGAAATTGATAATGATGTCTGTATTAATGCAGCGGCACTTTGTATGTTTCCAGATGAAGCTGTAGAGGTTAATGTTGCAACAATTTCCGCCGCAATATCTTTTATTCTATTTCCGATTGCACTTACGCTTATTGTAAGGGCGGCGGAAATTGTTGAAGAGGAGCTTTGAACTCGAAGAACCTCGACTGATACACTTATATCAGTGGTTACAACTGAGCTGGCTTCAAATATATCACCTTGAGCGTATCCAGAAATCCAGTAATTAGGCTCAACGTAATAATTATATGACATTAGCCATTGTCCTCAATATTTAAACCATCATTAATCTCTCTTAAAGAATTTGTTAGCATATCAATAAAAGATTGTTTACCAACTTTTAATTGATCCAAATTAAATTCAGAAGAATTAATCTTGCGATCTAAGTCGCCAATATGATTTATCATCACCTTCTGATTTTCGGTCAGTTGGTCCTCAGTATATTCAACATCATTAATCGTAATGGTTTTTGTTTTTTTCTCGACCATTGTGATCTCCTTTTAGATTAAAGTTACTTTTTTTTGCCACCCTTTTTTGGCGGGCGACCCTTGGTAGTTCCGTATGTTCCCATTCCTTTTGGCATTATATTATCTCCTTAGTTGGGGTTAAGTTATAGTCCCGCTGCTTCGCTATCAGAAGCGCAACGAGCTTTGGCCGCGTCAGTCCATGCTGCTGTCGCAATAGCTTGAACAGTAGCGTCCTCACCTGATATATCTGTGTCAGTGTGCGTCCACGCACCATCGTCATCTTTAGACGACACATAAGGTGTAAGTACGTGCCTGTGAAATGCGCGAGATATCTCTGTCTTAGAACCGTCGCTCTGCTCTTCCATTACACAATCTGCGCGACGCACCTGTATATTATAGCCTACACACTCGATCTTATCGAACTCGACTGCTCTACTTAGGTCTCCGTTTGCCATGTTGGCCTCCTTTTTATCGTGACGTGATTGTCACCTGTCCAACCCTAAAATCCATTAGGGTTAATTCGTTAAGCCTCCAATGCTGTGATGCGAGCTTCTAATTCTTGAATTGTTTTGACGAGGAGTGGGATTAAAAAGGAATGGTCGATGGCTTGCATTAGTTGGGTAGTGTGACTTGCAGTCCATGTCGTATTTGAAGCGTATTTTGCAGCAACAGTGTTACCATCCTCATCTGTCGTTGTTGATTTGCCTGCTGTCCACTCTTCTTCTGTCACATTCCTAGCAGCAGATTGTCCACTTGGAGTAACAACACAATTTTCCCACACTTCAGTAGCATCTTTTTCACCGTTAACTGCATTTGGAACTACAGTTGCGGCTTCGTGAGCCAAGAAACCATCAATAGCAGTATTCGTGTCATCGCTAATCCAGTTAAATCTACAAGGCTTAAGTTGTTTTAATCTTGTAGTTGCATCCCAATCATACACGACATTTTCTTTTAATCTGTAGTCGGAGCTAGTAGAAAAAACTGTTGCATTGCCATCAGTTCTAATAGAACCTTTAGCCGCATCGTCGTCGCCATTAAAGAACCGCATACGAAACGTATTGCTAGTGGTCCTACAGCGACTGTCAAACATTTGAATGCCGTCATTTTCGTTGATAGCGACACCACTGCCATTTGAACCAGAAATATCAAAAACTTCCGTGCCAAATGCAATTTGCCCACCGGGAGCAAGCCGCATACGCTCTGCGTCAGAAGTAGTACCCGTAAAAAACTGCATCGACCCATCGTTGGCTGTCCTGATTGTGCCATTTCCAGTTTGAGTGCCACCATTAATAGTCTTGAAGAATACTCCAGACGAGTTGTTGCCTGTGCTGTCTATTTGAACACGAGTATTCCCTGAATTTGCTACATGTAAAATGTTCGCGGGACCCGAAAGTCCCAGCCCCAGATTACCTGAAGACGTTAGGCGACCCCTCTCCGTGCCCGGAGTACCGTTTGAAACTCCGCCAGAGCCAAATATTATCGCCCCCGATGAACCCATCCCATTGAGAGTTAAATGGGTGTTAGTGCCACCAGCCGAAACTTTTGCACTACCATCACCAGTTCCAATAGATATGCCTATAGCACTTGTGGCGAGTTTAAGTTCGTTGTTGTGATACAGGTCAACAGCACCATCTACGTTTGCAACAAGCATATTCTCGCTTGTTCCTTTATTAAGCTGTATGCTAGTCCCGTTAGTCTGTAGAAATAAAACACCAGTGCCTTGCTCATCAATTCGGCTATGTGACCCATCATGAAAAATTTGAAGATCTGACCCAGATCCGAATATGGCTTTGTTGCTATCGCCAAATGTCACGTTGCCAGTCATGGCACCGCCAGCTTTGGGTAGCGCAGCAGCAGCCAGAGCGCCATCAGCGGCAACGTCCCGCCCGTTTACTTGTCCGCTGAATGTTACGTTGCCACCAGCCACCGTAGTCACTGAGGCTAATTCAGCTAGTTCTTTTGCTTTTGTCATATTCTAAGCCTCCTTTAGTATTAATTTGTTATGATGTGAGGTACGTGCCAGCAATCATCAAGTATTTACCAGCGCCTGTTAGAGCCGCTACGCTACCTGTGTTATTATCTGTAAAATAACCACTGGTGCTTCCACCGCCAATATAGCCACCTTTTGACCCTGAAGTATAAGTGTTGTGGTACGCGATAAAACCTGAGTAGTAACTGCCTCCAATAGCACCGAAAGGTAGCCCAGAGAAAGATGCGGTTGCTGTAGTTACAGTAAACGCACCAGCACTGTACCACTGCCAGAATACAGTTCTACCAATCTTTGTGTATTTGCCGTTGCCAAACGCTCCGCCACCTCGTCCTGCAACCGTTAATTGGAAATCTCCCTCTTCATAATCGTCGAGTCGGTTTGCTGCACCAGACCCGCCAAGATTAATCCCAGCGGCATGAACAGTTCCACCGCCCATTACTTTAAAAGTTATGGCATCACTTCCATTATAAACTGCAAATTGTTCATGTGCATCACTGGTTGATGTAGTTTTGACTTTTAAGCCGAACGTGTTTGTAGACGTAAGTTTAGCTAAGTAGTCACCGCTTTGCTGACCTGTTACATTTAATGCAGAGGCTGTAATCCCATTTCTAAGTGTAACGTAGCCTGAGTCAGCTAGTTTTAAGTCATAGGCGCTGTCAGCCACATTGTAGACAAAGAACCCCTGCGAATCTATGCCTAGCTGTCTGTTGTCGTATGAACCGCTGTTAAAAGTAATATTGCCAGTCATAGCCCCACCAGCTAAAGGTAGTTTTGTACTATCTGTGGTTGAAGTTGTTGCCCAAGATAATACGCCTGACCCGTTTGTAGTTAAGACCTGATTAGCATTTCCATCATCGTTTGGAAAAGTAAGTGTGTAACTTGCATTAGCTGAGTGTGGTGGTGATTTTAGTTTAATACCATGAGAGTTCTGTGAGCAATTTAATTGTATGTAACCATCTTGAGAGCTACCATCTCCCTTAGCTATAAAACTTGCTGTGCTACTGGTGGAAATAACGGGTATAGTATCTAACTTAGTACCATCAACTGATACATCTCTACCGTCTACTGTGTTTGTAACCACTACTGTGTCAAAGGTAGTAGTTCCCGAAAATGACCCATTAGAAAGGGCAAAGGTTGTGTAGGCGACTACCTCTAATACATCCCCTGTAGTACAGCCGACAGAAAGTACAACATCAGAACCATTGGTAGCAGCGTAATCAGTACCGTCTACTAAATGGACACCGTTTAGGTAAACATCTAGGTACAATGGCGAATAACCACTTGTTGGAAATGAAGTTTGGCCAGAGGTGGCAACAAACTTATCTCTCGTCTGTGTAGCTTGTGGTACTGGCTGTACGCCTATGTAACCTGACATTCTATGCCTCCTTTAGTATTAATTTGCTATGCTGTGGTGGTGTATGACCCTGTGAAAAACATATAGACCGTGTTGCGGGGGTTATGATTAATACCCACCCAAGCGCCTTGGCTAACTTGAGACATGCCAATTATCTTTGTCGCGCCGGGTTCCATTAAACTGTTTGGATATTGGGTACTTGACCAAGTTCCACCAAGGTAGAGCATTAAATTACCTATAACTCTGGAACCATGATTTGCATAAGGGAAACCATCTACTTGAATTTGCCCGCTGTAACCAGTGGTGTTTACATTCTCAAAACCAAAATGGTAGGAAACAAGTGAGCCTACTTTTACACATTTTGCTGTTGTTGTTATGGTCGAACCATTAGCGCTACCACCTCTTAGTCTCGCTGTGAAGGTTGATTCATCGTA